CCGTCAGCACCGTGGCGCACTGTCCGATGAGCGCGTTCAGGTCGGCGACGCGCACGGCGGCGGCCTGGGCGACCGCGTCGCGCTCGTTTTCGAGCGCCACCTTCTGGCTGGTCACGATGTCGGTCAGGGTCGGCATGACGGTCGGCAGGGTAGCACAGCTGCGTCAGCGGCGCGGCCGCGCGGAGCCGCCCCAGCGCGAGCGCGACGTCCGCACCGGGTCCATCGGGTCCAGGTCGCGCTGCGCGCGCGCCGACGCCTGGCGCTCGGCCTTGGCGTGGTCCACGCGCGTCGGCTGCGCCGGGCCGTAGGCCAGCACGATGTATTCCAGGCAGTTCATGCCGTGGTCGTAGTAGCCGTCCTTGCGCGGACGGCGCGTGTTGGGGCTCGTCGTCGTCGTGTACACGCGCTCGTCCCAGACGTAGCCCGCCTCCAGCGCGTCGATGAAGTGCGTGCTCGCCACCGGGCCGTCGTCGCGGAACAGCAGCCACCGCTCCGGGTCCACCAGGAAGGCCGGGCCCATCTTGGTGAGCCGCCGCTGGTAGCCCGCGATGTGCTGAATGGCGCGGTCGCGCGCGTCGGGATGGTTCGCGCCCGCCAGGGTCCACAGCGCGATGTCGTGCTCGCGCAGCACGTCGGCGGCGCTGGTGCTCGTCCCCTGGGAGTTGTGCTGGTCCCCCGCCGGGTCGCCCGTGCTCTGAATCTCGTAGGGCCACTCGCTGCCGACCAGGTCGTCGGCCGACCAGACGCCGCCGAACCACTGCGCGCGGATGCCCAGCACCGCAGGCACGAAGTCCTCGATGAACTGGTCCACGCCCATCACGCCGCCCAGGATGACCAGCTGCCCCCAGGGCATCAGCTGCCCCCAGGTGACGTGCGGGTGCTTATGGCCGAAGTCCCAGCCCTCCAGCAGCGGCACCTCGGGATTGAGCCGCGTCGGGCCGATGTGGATCTGGCTGTTGAACGTCGAGCCGTAGACCGGCGTGCCGACCAGGCTCAGGCCGCGCTTGCCCTCGATGAAGCGCCGCCGCAGCGCGTGGCCGGGCGGATAGGCCTGCTCCAGCTGGCGGATGTAGAGGTCGCCCAGGTTGTGCCGGTTGTCGTGCACCGACGTGCGGATGTAGCGGTGCCCGGCGTGCACGTTGGTGACCGGGAACTCGCGGCTGATCCAGTGCGTCTCGCCGGGCGGGTTCGGCGTCAGCAGCACCTGGTGCGGGTAGCCCGGCTGCGACAGCCGCGCGGGCACGTAGGCCCGGTAGACGTCCTCGGGCACCTCCTCGGCCTGGTCGATGCCGATGATGGCGAGCGTGAGCCCGGCCAGCTTGCTGAAGCGCGACGTCTCCTCGCTGGCCTTCAGCGCGCGCAGGTAGACGCGGCTGCTGGCCTGCTGGGTGACGACCTCGTCATACTCCTCGTCGGCGTGCCACTTCAGCTGGATGCCGTGCTCGCGGCACCAGTCGCGCCAGCGCGGCTTCAGCTGGGCGTCGAGCCCGTCCTGGGTCCAGCGCGTCAGCGCGCAGTGGATGCCAGGGTGCTCGATGCAGTAGTTCAGCACCTTGGCGACCAGGGGCGTGGTCTTGCCCGCGCGCACCGCGCCTTCGAAGTCGAGGAACGGGGCGTCGGCGGCGGTCGCGCGCAGGAACGCGGTCTGCACCGGGTTCCAGTAGTCCTTCACCTGGCGCACGCCGTTGACGATGGTGCTGGGCATCAGTGTTTGGTCACGGCCTGGGCCGCGTCCTGCTCATCGAGCAGCGCCTCGCGGGCCTCCATCGCTGCGTGGGCGAGGCGCAGCACCGTCTCGACGGCGGTGGCCAGGTGCGGCGGCCGGGCCGACTCGATGAGCCGCAGGCCGGTCACCAGGCCGAACCAGTAAGCCCCCTCGCTGTGCTCGCCCTCGCGGCAGACCTGGCAGTTCCGGCTGAAGTGCGCCCACTCGCCGTGCATCAGCTGCAGCAGCCGGGCATCGAAGGCGGCGGCCTCGGCGGCGGTCATCTTGGGGGCCATCACCGCACCAGCCGGTATTCCCATAACCCGCCTGCCCCGCAGCGCCGATGCTCGACGGTGTAGCCGCCGAACTTGGGCTTTCGCAGGTCGCGCAGCCGCGCGCTGCAGGCCGCCTCGCTGCCACCCGCGACGGTTTGCACGGCGGCCAGGGTGCGCCAGCGGCCATCGGCCATGAGCGCGAAGACGCGCCCCAGCTGGGTTCGTAGCCGGTCCTCGTCCAGGGCCGGGTCGTAGGTGTCGCCATCGAACTGCGGCACCGCCGCGTCGGCCTCGGCCTCGACGGTGCCCTGGCGGCCATCGCACGTCAGGATGTGCAGCAGCGTGTCGCGCGGGTAGCCGCAGAAGGGGCAGCCGGTGTGCTCGGTGGGCGTGCTCATCACTCGGCCTGGTCGGCGACCGGCGGGGGCTCGGGCTCGACCACCGCGTCGGCCTCGACGTAGGTGCTGGTCGGGCAGACGTCGGCGCTCGCGCCGTCGGTGGTCTGGGCGGGGATGTGTTGGTCGCGGCCTTTGCCGCAGTTCAGGCAGTGCATGGTCAGGGCTCCTCGGGTAGCTCGGCGAAGACGTTGATGATCTGGACGGGCATCCGGCCGCCGGGGCCCTCATCGACCTCGGGCGTGACGCGGCCCCAGCGCCGGTCGGCCAGCACCGACAGCGCCTGCGTGCGGTCGCGGGCCTGGACCTTCACGGGCTCGCCGAAGAAGGTCATCCGGCTCGCCGCGTTGCCCAGGGCCAGCACCGCCAGCGCCTTGATGATCGTCTCGCCATCGATGCCGCAGTAGCGGTCCACCGTCTCCCGCACGGCGCGCTGCGGCGTCGGGGCGGCCTCCAATGCCAGATGACGGCGCATCTGTTGCGGATCCACTACGGGGGCGGCGTTTTTCTCCGCACTCCGCGCCTCGGACGCCAGCATCGGCAGGGCCTGGACGAGACGGCGTCGGGGGCGGGGGGCGCGCGGGTTCGGGCGGCGCTTCAGGGGCACGGCGTGCCTCGGGCTTCGGCGTCCACCATGATGGCGCGGGCGGTGGCCTGGATGGCGGCGACGTCCACCAGCAGTTCGGGCTCGGCGTCCAGTTCGCGCAGGAGCGTCTCGCAGTCCTGCAGGGTCACCAGGACGGTGCACAGCGCCGCGTGGAGCCGCTGGGCCTGCTGGGCGAGCCACAGCTGCTCGGGGCGGGCGAGCCCAGGGCCGGAGACGACCAGGGTGAGCGCGGCGTCAAGCCCGCGCTGGGGGAGGCTCATGGGGCGTGGGCTCCTCGGCCAGGGCGCTCTTGCGCGGCCGCACGGCGGGCAGGGCGACCAGGGTCAGGTAGAACGTGCGCTGCCCCAGCTGGGCCAGGGCGGCGGCGACCTCGGGCACATCGGCCGGGCTGATGGCCAGGCGGATGGTGCCGTCGCCATCGGCGGTCGTGGTCAGGGTGTTGCCGACCGGCGGCAGCGACGCGGGCACCGACAGCAGCACGTCAGACGGGGGCACGGCCGGTAGTGTCGCACGGCGTGACGGTGACGGCGACGCCAGGGGTGGCCGACTGGCCCTTGGTGGCGTGGAGGCTGACCACCTGGCGGTCATCGAGCCAGACGATGCCCGTCAGGGCGTCCAGAATCGCCCTGGTGAGCTTGTCCAGGTCCGGGGGCCTCGTCGCCGGGGTCGGCACTGAAAACCGCACCACGACCCGCACAGGCCCTCCCAGGGGCTGTGTCGTCATCACCGCGCGGGCGCTCCACGCCACCGCGTGCCGCCACTGGGTCAGGCGTCCACTGCTCGCGTGGGCGACCCGGCCCCGTCGCAGGACCATCGAGCCCTGGGCGACCGGCGTGCCGGAGACGGCGAAGGACACGGCGTCGGGCGTTGACGGCGTCGCGGTCACGCGGGGCCAGGGCCTGGCGCTGCTGCCGCCGCACGCTGACGCGCAGGCGGGCGCGGGCGACCTCGGTGCCGAACTTGAAGGCCTCCATCGGCGAGAGGGTGGCCACTTTTCGGCGGATGTCGGCGACGGTGTCTTCCAGCCAGCCCCAGCGTTGCCACTCGCCCCGGCACGCGGGGCTGCAGACCAGGGGCAGGCGGGTCGGGTGGCACTTCCGGCGGATGAGCGCCGCGCAGACCAGGCACTCGCGCTCCAGCCAGCGGCGCTTCCGGCGCTCGCGTCGGAGCCAGGTGCGGTAGGCCACGGCGCAGGTCCGGCTGCAGCTGACCCACTGGCGGCGGCGAAAGCCGGGGCAGCCGGTGTGCGGGCGCATGACGCAGGGCCCGCGCGCTTCGGCGGCGCGCAGCACGATGAGCCGGGCGCGGCAGCCGTGGCTGCAGGCCCAGCGGCGGCTCCGGTTGCTGACGCCGACGAGCCGCCAGAGCCCGCAGACACAGCAGAACCACCAGGTCCGCTTCGGGGGCGGCACGCGGGTCGGCACCGGGGGGCGCGGGCCGTCCAGCACCGCCCGGCAGAGCGTGGGCAGCAGGTCGAGCCGGTAGGTGGGCTCGGCCTGGTGGATGCGGCGGGCCTGGCGGGTGATCACGACGGTTCCCCATCGGGGCCGGAGTGTGGCACATCCGGCCGCCAGACCAGGAACGCGGGCGTCAGGTCGCCGACGTAGGCCCCGGTGACGTTGAAGCCGAAGTACTCCTCGGCCTCCTCCTCGGTCATGCCGTCGCGCTGCTGGAGGATTCGCAGGCACGCGGCGCGGTCGTAGACGGCCAGGTGCTTGGTGAAGACCTCGGCGACGCCGACCAGGGCGTCATCGAACCCGTCGGCCAGCAGCACCTCGGCCTCGACCTCGGCGGCCCAGGCCTCGACCTGGGCGCGGACGGGCCTCACGACCGGCCCTGCTCGGGCTCGGCGTAGCGCGCCGGGTGCTGCGCCTGCCAGGCCGGGTTGTGCGGGCGGCACGCGCAGGCCCGCACCGGGTTCGGGTAGACGTTGCCGAACCGCACATAGGGGTGCGCTAGGCACTTGTGGCCGATGGCCAGCGACGCCAGCGGGCACCCGCAGTCCGGCCGCCAGCCGGTGTCGTCGCAGTCGGCGCAGTAGACCGTCTCCACGACGGTGCCGTCAGCCTCGACCACCGGCTCGGGGCGCGTGATGGGCAGCGGTTTGTGGACCTTCTGCGCGGCCGTGCGCCACTCGACCACCTTCGGGAAAAACCGCGCCGTGCGCCGCAGCTGGTCGGCGGCCGCCTCGACCACCGCCAGCGGGATGTCCTCCAGGTCGCTGAAGTAGCTCTCACACTGCAGCGGATCGGGCTTTTTGTTGAAGCTCCGCGCGACGCGCGTGAACAGGCTGGTAAAGGCTTGGCGGTCACTTCCGTGCATCGCGTTGCTCCATCAGTTTGAGGGTTTCTCGCATGAACACGGCGTCCTCGCTCTCGGCCCACCGGGCGGCGGCCTGCTCGCGCCACCACTCGACGGGCTTGGCCACCGCCTCGCGGCCCGGCGTGGTCGTGCGGTTGCGCTCGTCCACCTCGCCGACCCAGGCGCGGGCGGGCCCGTCGGCCGCGTCGCGGTCGCCGCCGTGGTGCGTGGCCACCAGCGGCAGGATCTCGTCGCGATACTGGCTGGCCCAGAGCTTCACGGGCCCATAGGTCATCAGGTCCAGGTTCCGTTTGCCGTGCAGCCGGAGGCTGGTGTGCTGTGGCGGCGCAGCCGCAGCCGGTACACCCACAGCACCCTTTTCAGGATCTTCTACAACCGAAGGTTGTACTGAAGAAGCAGAAGAAGAAGAAGAGCGATGCTCTGCGACGGGTTTGCGAGTCGCAGACGCATCGCTGTGCGATGGTTCTGGTGTCGCACGCCACCGCTTCTGGTTGCCGAGTTTTCCGGCCCGGCTCTTCGCATCGCGATAGGTGTCCTGCTTCTCGCGCTCACGGTCGAGCCGCGCGTTCCGCAGGCGGTCGTCGGTGCTGGTGAAGCACGGCGACACCTGCCGCCAGAGCGGCGCAAAGGCCTTCGGCGTCAGGTGGCAGAGCCGGGCGAGCATCGCGGGGTCGGCGGGTAGTGAGCCCTCCAGCCAGCACAGGCACAGGAGGTGGACGTAGAGCCCGCGCGCCTCGTAAGACATCGCCAGCACCTTCACGCTGGTCAGGTAGTCGCGAGGGTAGAACTGGAACGACGGGCGGGTGTCGGCCATCACCCACGCCCCAGGAGCCGGTCGTCGCGCTCGACGCGGTGCGTGTAGCGGCCGTCGGCCAGCACGAAGTGCGGCGCGACGTTGGGCCACACCGCGCGGAAGGCCGCCTCCGGCAGGCCCACCAGGGCCGCCAGGCACTTCAGGTCGCCGGGCAGCGTGCCGTCGTAGGGCTCGCGGGTGGCGGCGCGCACGCCGTCGAGCCAGCAGAAGCACAGCAGGCGCAGGTAGAGCCCCTGTTCGCCCAGGGTGAGCGCGCCGACGGCGGTGTCGGTCAGCCAGGCGCGCGGGTTGAAGGCAACTTGCGGGAATCGTGGTTGTGCAGCCAAGGGGCCCCTCCAGGCGTGGAGGCTTGGCGGCGCGCCCTGGGTGCTGTACCATCGCCCCTGGGTCGCGTTCGCGCGTGAGCCAAGCACGCCGAACCGAATCTTAACGCCGCACGACCACCAGCCGTGCGGCGTTGCTTTTGTACGTCACCGACGCGGGCGCGTCAAGCGGATCATCGCTTCACCGCCGCGTGCTTCTTGCGCCACGCGACCGTGTCGAGGCGCAGCTGCTCGGCCTGCTCGCCAGTGAACTTGCGGCGGTTGGTGCCGTGGATCTGGTTGCTCAGTTCCAGCGCGCAGATGCCGCACACCATCGTGTAGGCGCTGTTGATCATCATCGGCGTCACCAGCCGATCCGGGTAGCGCGTCCCACAGCGCGTGCAGCCGGTCATCGCCGGGTGCTCCGCC